CACGTACCGAGGGAACTGCGGCGAAGCAACGACCTGCGTGCCAGCAGCGTGAGCGGCAGCAGTAGTACCACGGAAGCCACGGCCATAAGGTGGGATCACCGCTGTACGGCTTGAGCGATCCACTGCGTCAATCTGAATCAACTCATCGCCAATCTCGCACAGCCCGCGAGACAAAGCCGAGGGATCATTCACCTCAATGGTGGTAGTCGAATCAATAATGCTCTGAGTCAGATAAGTGGACTGATCCTGGTGGGACGAGAATCCAGATAAGTAGAGGATCGTGGAGTCAACAAGTTGATCGAATGTGCTCATGCGCCAGCCGCCTTCAAGGTTTTAATGCTGTCCTTGTAACTGCTGGTTGCTGGCTGCAAGCCAATAGAGCGAGCATAAGCGTAGGCGTTCAACTCTTTGTTGGACTTAGCCACAGTGTCACCACTGACGCGCATGTTCGCTGAGCGAGCGCACTCACCCCAGGAGGAATGGTCCTTAGTTCGACAACCACTACGGCACATCAAACGTCCTTAATGTATTCACCGAAACCGGCAGCGGTGATGGCAGCAACCTGCTCATCGTTCAGTTCGTTGTAGTGACCACCCAGAAAAACGTGGTCAGCGGTGAGCAGTTCAGTGTGCAAAGGGAACGACACAAACTTGCCGACACCATCATTGATAATCAAAGTTGAGGGGACGCGCATGCGAACGAAACGTCCAAACAAGGAGTCGGTGGCCCTGGCCTCTAGGCGCTCTGGCGGTTCAAGAATTTTCATACAGACTCCCGAAGTGGGGGAAGGGCCAGGCAGCATTACCTCGGTCCCGGCCCTTCCCCGCTAATCCGTGATTACGGGTTGACCGCAATCGTGGACTTGGTGGTGATCTTGTACATCGCCTCGCGGCGGAACAAGTTCCAGCCAGCAATCATGTGCCAGCCCAGCGGCCTGAAACGCTCAAGGCGATCCACGACCGGTCCGAGAATGGTGCGTGCGTCGACAGCCACAGCCTCAGCAAGAGCCTGACGGCCCAGGATGAAGGCGCTGTAGTCGTCACCGTTCACCGCGTCGGTAGCAACGGGGCAGCGTGGGGTTTCCACGATTGCCGCGCCACCGTACACGCCGATGGTCTGAGCCAGGATCGGCTCAGCACCCGTGTACTTGCGCACATCTTCGAAGGCGTTAGAGCCAGAAGCGTTGCGCAGGTCGAAGCCCACGTCAGGGTGGACCATGCAGGTGTACAGCGTGCCGTCACGGGGAACAACATTTGCTCCACGCAACTTAGCGACAGCCTTGCGAATCTCAACACCAACGATCTCGCCGTTGGTGCCCTCGCCAGAAAGCGTGTTAGTGCTGCTGTTAAGGACGTTCGCAACGATGGCGTCGATGCTGTCTGCCATGTTGTATGCAAGGATGTTCCCGATAGCGGGGTCGATATCTGCGAACGCGGTTTCCCGTGAGTAACGGGTGTTGACGACCACGTTGCCGTACTCCTTGAGGACAACGGACACGGTGTCCACATCGTCCAGAGCAGCGGCCTCAACGTCGACTGCCTCCGCGAGCGGAGTGGTTGCCTTAGCCAGATCGTTGTAGAGGCTAAAGGTGACCGCGTATCCAGGCATGGCCTGCTGAACCGGGCGCTTGTCGGCCAGGTTACGGAACATCGGCTCCGAGCGCAGCGCGAATTCGACCATGCGATCGTATGCCCGCTGAACGAGGTTGTCGTAAGACGCACCCGCACCACCAGCAACAAAGTTGCCCGAGACTGCCTGAGCGGTCTTGATGGTTGCACCGGAGTTGGTTGCAGAGGTAATGAAACTATCTGCCATTTGCGTTCACCCCCTTCCAAGGGTGTAGTAGTTATTGTTGATTACTTGACCGGACCCATTGAGTTACCGAACAGAATCTCGTTCAGTTCCTCGGGCGATGTGGCTGAGTTGATCCGGCTAAGAACATCACCGGAATCAGCAGGTGCAGCCATCTCACCAATCGATGCGATACGGCTTGCTGCCTTAACTTCCTCAGGAGATTCCTGAGGTTGAACGCTCAACCCAAACAACTCTGCGTTCTCAGAGAGCCAGGCTGATACTTCGTCAGCAGTCGTGACCGATTCGGGGATGAACTTGCTAATGCGTGCATCCACACCTTGCTCGGTCAAAACGCCCTCAACGACACTCCTGCGGGTGGCGGTGGACATTTCTTCCACCTGCTTGCGAAGGGCTTCGATCTCCTTCTGCTTCGCCTTGTATGCCTTGCGCAGTTGCCTTACAACGTCAGTACCCAAATCGTCATCCAGGTTGTCAACGTCGAAATCGTCGTATTCGGACATGTGAATCTCCCATCAATAGTTACCTTGGAAACGCCAACCACAACGACACTTGGGGGAGTGACGCTGGCTTTGACTACCGGACTGCTACGCGCTAGGGGCCGGTCGGTCCTAGTCGGAGTGGACGCGCCCCGAATTGAACGGGGGTTTGGACAAATTCAAAGTTAGAGTTTGGTGTTGTCCACTTACCTGTCGCGCCCGAAGTGGATCACCACTTCACTTTGTCTGCCCAATAAGCAGCAGACATTTTGCCCTTCTTAATGTTCTGTGCATGGCGGGCTTTAAAAGAAGCCTGACGCTTGGTCGGCTGCTTGTCACCCTTAACGCCTTGCTGGCCGAAGCGAATGGTCTTGACTTTCTCACCCTCCTTAGCCACAACAACGTGTGACTTGGTTGGGTGACTGGGTGTGCGCTTGGGCTTGTTGTAGCCGGACACACCCGCACGCTCCAAGCGTGGGTCCTTCTTGGCAGCCATTGCTACTTCTTCTTTGCCTTCTTGGCCATTGTCATCTTCTTGCCAGACTTGGCCGCGGCCTTTTTGGCTGCCACCATGCCAGCCTTCGTGTACGGGTACTTCTTGCCACCAACATTCGGCATGTGTGATTCCTTACTGGTTAGTACCTGCTGGTTTGCAGGCTGGATGAGGTGATGCCAGCGGAGCCAGAGAACCTGGCACGCTCGCGGGAACGAAGGCCGCGAACCTCACTGACGGCGTTCGCATCAAGATTCAAACTAGCAAGGAACGACTCACTGTCCGTGAGTTCACTGCCCTCAATGGAAGCCAAGCGAGCAGTCGTGTCACGCAGTTCCGCTGCCGCTACGAACTCACGCTGGAACTGACCCATGTTCACGTCACCATCAGCAGCCAGACTGGATGCAGACTCCGCCGCCTGACGGTCAATGCGTAGTCCTTGACGGGCTGCGCCGCCACCAATCAAGGTGGCATTCGCAATCTCGTTGACTTTGTTCATCGTGCGCTGCGGGTCAAGAACGTATTCAGTCAGAACATCAGCAGTGATTCCGTAGAAGGATTCCAGTGCATCCCGAACCTCAGGTGACGTGTCGGCAACGACACGTGCCGCATCGTTCACACGCTGGCGAACCTCGTTAGCGCTCACGCTGTAATCGGCTACCAGTTCAGCAATAGCATCAAACTGCGTCTGGGTTCCATCTGCACCAAGAAAGTTTGCCATACCCGCTTCGCGGAATATGGATCGATACTCACGTTCAAGGTTCAGGTATTCTTCCTCGTTACGAATATCAGTAACACCCTGCTGCCGCAAAGAAACCAGACCCTTGAATCTGTTCTTGTACGTCGAAGTTTCCCTGATACGTCCAACAAGGACCTCGGGGACGTTGCCGTAATCACGAATCAACTGGTCTATCTGGCCAACAAGTTCCTGCATGCCGCCGTACTGGCTAAACAGGTCCTCAAGGTATGCCTTTGCTTGTTGGTTACGGCGGCGAGTCTCTGCTTCCCTTTCCGCCGCAAGAGCCCTGTCGATCAGTGCTTGAACGTCACTTGCCGAAAGACCTGATGGCGCTGGTTGAGGATTGATCGGTACCTCTGCTGGGCGAAGCCCCTGACCCGCGACTTCAGATTCCGCCACACGACGCGCATTATCTTGTGCTGCGCCAATAGCAGCGGCCATGCGCGCCTGTGCGTTCTGAACACCCTGGCCACCACCGGTAACATTGTTTGCATAGGCTTGAGCAAGAGCAATGTTTCCTTCAGCAAGAGCGGCATTGACGCGATCTTCATTCAGCCGCGCATATTTGTACGTAACCATTCAGATCACCCAAACCCAAACATTCGACCAACGCGCTCACCAACGGATGCGTAGGTTTCATACGCATCATCGCTGTACTGCCACTCCTCGGTACCGCGAATAAACTTTTCCGCTTCCCACAAGGGTCGCGCCTTCCAGTTTCCGTTTTCATCCTGGTACTGCATCATCTGCTGCATGATCGGATC